GTGTTGATGTTAGTAGATGGGTAACTGATACTTTTAGAAAAGACATGGCAACTGCTATTAATAAAAACTATGAAATGAATATCAAACAACCAGTTTCTGCTTCTGAACCTCCTCCTGGTGGTGGTTCTGGTGCTCCAGTTGGAGCTGGTGGTGGGTCTACAAATCTCACTGGAAGTAATGTTGAAAAGTGGAAAGCAATATATGCAATGGCACAAAAAGCAGGTGCCAAATATCCTGAACTGGTAGCAGCACAATTTGCATTGGAATCGGCTTGGGGCACTGCTTTAGCTGCTGACAATAATTTCTTTGGAATTAAAGCAACAGGAAGTGAAGATGCTACAGTTTCTAATACCAGAGAAGTTGTTAATGGTCAAAGTGTTTATGTTGATGCTAGATTTAAAAACTTTGCTACTCCACAAGATGCAATCAATCATCTTGTTAATCAGTGGTATAAAGATTACAAAGGATATCGTGGAGTAAATAATGCTTCCGATGCATTTGCTGCTGCATTAATGTTAAAGTCTGAGGGATACGCGACAGATCCAGTTTATGCACAGTCTCTGCAAAGATTGATGAACGAGTATGCTAATGTTAGAGGAAGAGAGGAGGACATTGCATCATTTGTGAAACCAGGAACTGTACCAACTTCTCTTCTATCTTCTAATGCTGGAGCAGATATTAAGGTAGGTGGTTCAAACATTGTCAACATTGGCAAGGACCTTGCAAGTAAAGGATTTGCTGTTGCTGAGCACCCAGATTTCACCAAAAACACATCTGGAGGAAAATATACACCAGGACAAGGATATGTTTCTAATGTTCATAAAGGTAGAGGACATTATGAAGGTAGAGCACTTGATGTTACTGATCACAGAGGATCTCTTGAAGATTCTAAATCAAGATATCGTTCTGTTCTAACATCACTTCAAGACAACCCTGCTATCAAGATGTTGATTCATGATAGTTGGGGTGGTATGTATGCTCCTGGTCAAAAGCAAGGTCCTGGTGGACATGGACACCCAACTCATATGCACATTGAGGTGAAAGATAAGGGTGGATTTATTGGTAAAGGATTGTTTGCCAACCTTGGTGGAACTGAATTCGTTACTGACGCTGACTCCACTGCTGCTCTTAGACAAGAGGCACCAGGATTGATGATGGCATTAAACCAAGCAAAAAATAGGGCAGGTGTTGCGAAAGTTCTTCAACAATATGCCTCTTATGAACAGGGAGCACAACAAACAATTATTGTTCAGGATTCTCCAGAGCAACAACCTCCTCAGTCATCTGGTGGTGGTATGATGGTAATGGGTGGTGGATCTGGATATGATGGTTCCTTTGAGTTCTTGGATTATCAAGGGTAAATATAAGTACGAGGTAATATCAGAATGGCAACACAAGTAGCAGGAAAATCTTCAGAACCATGCAAGGTAACTAAAATAGATGTAACATCCAACTCTACAGGTCAATCTGTAAGTCTTTTGGGAGGATTTTCTCAATTAGTTTACAGAGAAAGTATCATGGATGATACTATTCATGCTAACTTTTCATTTGTTGATAGTGGTGCCAGTGTTGATGGTAAAAGTGTAAGAGAAGGATTGCCTTTGGTTGGAGAAGAAAAAGTTGAACTGGAGTTTGAAGACAATGCGAAGAATAAAATATCAGTTACATTATATGTAAATAAAATCACTCCAATCAGTAATCAAACTCAAAAATCTATTTTGAATATTGATTTAGTATCAAAAGAATATTTGATGAATGAAAAATCAAGAGTAAAGAAAAGATATGATGGTAAACCATCAGAGCATGTTCAGTCTGTAGTTAAGAATATACTTGAGAGTGATAAGACAATAACTGTGGAAGAAACAGTAAATAATTTAAACATCATAGGAAATTCTTCTAAACCATTCTACTTCATCAGCAATCTTTGTAAAAAATCTGTGTCATCAAAGAATCAAACTCTTGGAAAAACTGCTGGATATATTTTTTATGAAACTTCTGAAGGGTTTTTCTTTAAATCTATAGATGGACTGTTAGATCAAGAGCCAAAAGCAAAGACAATTTATAATGAAACTCCAGACACTGGAGGTGGAAATACTCCTGAAGGAAAAGATTTTAAAGTTGTTAATTACTCTAAAAAAGACAATGTAAATGTTCAAGAAAAAATGAAGATGGGTGCATTGTCAACTCGACAAGTTATATTTGATCCATTCAATTGTTACTATGAAGTAATCAATCCAAAAACGGATGATACTGAAGGTAGTTTAAAAACTGCTGGTAAAAAAGGATTGGCACTCTCAAGTGAACTTAGAAACAAAGAGTTTGATAAGACGGGAAAGAATGAGGATTACACAAGAACAACTTATCGATTAGTTGATAAGGGCACTCTTCCTACAGGAGATACGGATCAACAAATATCAAAGTCACAAGAAGAAAACTATAAGGGTTCTGAGATTGAAAATCAATCGATTATGAGGTATAATCAATTCTTCTCTTCACAAGCAGATATTGTCATTCCTGGAAACTTTTCACTTCATGCGGGTGATATGATTCATATGGATGTTCCCGGTCTTAAAGAAAAGAAAACTACAGATCCGGACGATCAGGATGGTGGACTATATATTATAACTGATATTTGTCACACGATAACTGCTAAATCTACATTTACCAGATGTAATTTATCAAGAGATTCTATCGGAAGAAAACCAGTATCAAGGTAATTAAAGATGTCTGAAAAAAGTATTCAACAACATATTAATGACGATAAAGATCTGTTAGAGAACGGAACATTATCTCCACAGATGCGTCGTCATGTAGCAGATGAACTTGATCATCTTGAACAGTATCAAGCAAATCATCCAGACGAAGATCATGACCCTACAGCATTTGAAATGTATTGTGACGAACACCCAGATGCATCAGAATGCAGAATCTATGAGGATTAATGGTTAATGGAAGGAGGAACACTATTTAATCCTGGTTTCCTTGGATCATCTTTTCCTTGGTGGGTTGGTCAGATCCCTGACGACTCAACGTGGAGAGATAATATTCACTCAGGAAAGTATGACGATAAAAATAGTATTCCTGGATGGGGCAGAAGATATAAAGTAAGAATCATTGGTCTACATGATCAAGGTGAGGATACAATCCCATCTGATCAATTGCCCTGGGCACAGGTAATGTATCCTGTGACTGCTGGTGGTGGACAGGCAGGTGCAAAACAAACTCCACAAATCCGTCAAGGAAATATGGTGTTTGGATTCTTTCTTGATGGTCAAGAAAGACAAGTTCCTGTTATCATGGGAATACTTGGCAACAATTCCCAAACAACATTATCTCAAAAGAACAGTACTGTTGATAATTCTGTTACAGATACTCAACCAGGAAGTATTGCGAAGAGTGGATACTCTGATGGGACAAAAGAGAAGGAGGGATCTGCAAGAGAAACTCCACCAGATAGTGACTTAGGTGTCACTCAACCACCACCAGGACAGTCTGGTGCAACTAATGAGAATGCAGATGGTGTTCACCAAACTACTGCTGCTGATACAAAGAGACAAGCAAAGTGTGAAGAAAAGGTTGTATTATTAAAACCAGATCCAGATCAACTTGTTCAGTCTGCACTGAAAGGAATTCAAACTGCTATTGATAATCTTATTAAAAAGATTGATTCATATCTTCAGGCTCTGCAAAGTTATATTGATGCTGTTTCAAACGTAGTTGATGAGATTCAAAGAATTATTAATGATATAGCATGTGAGATTGCCAAATACATGAAGATTATCTTTGATAAGATCATGGAGTATGTGATGAAAGAATTGAACAAGGGATTGAATGCTGTTGTTGCAGCACTTCCATCCAGTCAAAGATATCAGTTTGCTGATATGAAACAAGTTCTTACAGAACTTATTTTGTGTTTATATAATAAAATGATGGAGGGTCTTTGTGAAAAGATTGAAGGTGCTCTTAATGATGCCATCAATCCAGACCAATTAGAGCAAGATGTTTTAGATGCAATTGAAAATGGTGATCCAATAGTAGGATCACCAACAAATCCTATCGTTCCTATGTGTTATGCCGAATCTATTACCTCTCAGGTAATTGCATCTTCACAGGGAGAGATTGATAGTGCAAACAATAACTTAATAGATAATTTGAATGCATATCTGGAGGATATGAATGAGATGCTTGCTGGTATTGAAGGGTATATAAGTGATATTCAAAATCTGATTCCAGATATTAGTGGTAGTTTGACTTCAGCACTTTCTTTTACAAATATTAAACTGAATGTTTTTGGATGTGAGTTGACACCAAACGTTGCAGTTTCTGACATATATACTTTCTGTTCTGGTGGAGATTCTACACCACCAGCAGCAACTCCGAGTGAGAAATCAGTTGCTGATGGTGTAGAAACGCAACCTGCAGCACCAGCACCTCCATCTGAACCCTACGTTGAACCAACCAAAGCAGAACCTCCTCTTGAATATAATCCAGAAGACAAAAGAGTTGAAGCAGGACTTCCTTATGTTGGTAGAAATGTTGGACCAATCGCACCATTCTCTGGAATATAATAAATACACCATATGAAGACAAAATATAATCTATAATGTCGTTCAACATTTTTGGACCAGCAACAAAGAATGATATCAGGGTTAGTTATATTGATCCTGATAGAGGTTTGATTAAAAACGCTAGCATTTATGATGCTAATGTATATGCATCCTTAAATCCTGGATCGGTTTTTATTCTTGAGACAAGAGATAGAGTTAGATATTTAACAATTAATGAGGTCAATAACTTAACACCAGATGATATTACTCCAGATAAAAATGCTTCTGGAACTTGTGATGGTATACGAGGATTGGTTCCTGGAGAAACGATAACCTATCCTTCAGGTGGAACTCTAATAGCTTGTGGTGGAAAATCAGTTACACTTGATGGTAGAGGTGGATTACCTATAACTTGTGGTGGAACTGGTGGTACGAAAGTCACTGCCGGTGGTGTTCCTTTAATGGCTGGAAAGAATGAAGTAAAGTGTGGTGCTAAAGGTGGATCCATTGTAACTGTTGGTGGAAATGGTGGAGATCAAGTATATGTTGGGGGAGAACCTCTTGAAATTAATGGTCAACCAGTCTTGTGTGGAGCAGATGGTGGAATAGTATTAAAAACAGATTCGGTTGGAGGTTTTGAAGCTAAAACTGGTGGAACTAATGATTGTGTTGGAGGCATTTACATTAGTGGTGGGGGTGGTGTAGGTGCCGCAGCAAATCCTATCTTTGGGTCTGATGGTTCCTTGCTTGCATGTGACCTTGTAAGAGGTGGATTTGGATACAGATTTCCCCCTAAGGCAACAATATATGATACTTGTAGAAGAGGATCTGGTGCTGTTCTTAAACTTTCTATTGGAGAAGTTGCACCAACAGTTCAGTATTTTGATCAAGAAGAAGACTTTGAAGTTTATGATTTAACTCCACCTGGAGGGGAACTATCAGGATATGGTTCTAGATTTGGACCCAATGGAGAAAATCTTGGTGAATGGGACCCCAATCTTTTCGCAACCTTTGCACAAGATCCAATTGGAATTGAGATTCAAAAGTATCAAGACTTCTTAGCACAAGGAATTAATCCTTTTTGGCATACAAGAAAGGAAAAACCACTTTCAGTTACTTTTGGAGATAAAACCTCTAATGTTATTCACAATGTTACTGATGCAGGTTTTAGAAAACGAAGAGAAGATGCTGGAGTAACAGAGGATCATGGATGGTCGGACTGGATGAATCAGTATGCAGTTGCTCCTGTCCCAGAGTCAAATGTTCGTGGCAGTGACTATGCTGGACGTGTAGCAACTATGGAATGGGAAGAAAACTTTCCTTATACTGGAGAGTATGTCTTTCGTGGCATGGCAGATAATGTTGCAAAACTATATCTTGATAATGAACTTCTTATTTCAACTAGTCTATTTGGTGGACTTAATGCACGCAACATACAACCAAAGGATACTCTCAAAAAGACGATTAAAGAGGGTGTGCATAGAATCAAGATCGATTTATTTAATTCTCCAGGCGGATCTTCACAACAAAGTTCTAAAAAAATATTTAATACTGTTGACTATCTAAACAAAGCAGATAGAAAACTTTGGAGAACTAATGTTTATGGTAGAGGGGGGTTTCTTAATGAATATGGTGTCTGTCCTTTTAACACTACCAAACCATTAGAGGGAAATCCATACTCAGGAACTCATGTAATTCGTTGGGAGCATGTTAATTTCCCAAGTGATGGAAATTATAACATCGAAGTTGAAGTCGATGATAACGTAACTTTGTATATTGGTAACCGTGAAGGTTCTGGTGCAGCTGGAATTGGTAATGGTCTCATTTCAGTAGAGCAAGGTGGTGATGAAGTTATCATTGAGAAAAATGGTTTTGTTGAGGGTACTAATAAAGGAACTGGAAAGAGTACTTATACTAAGTTTTTTAAGAAGGGACAGTATAGAATTAGAGCAGAGTTATATCAAAAACCAGGAGGAAACTTTGCTTTCGGTGCTGAAGGTGAAGCATCAAATGTTTCTGCCAGATTTGTAAGAAGGGGTAGTGAACTTTATATGGTTGTTGATGGATCTGGAACTGCGACCATTGAATTTTCGTTAAAGATGGACGACAATCCAAGAGTTGCTGGTGATTCTTTGGGTAGAGTAAAAATAGGAAAAGGTTCTAATGAGTCTGTTACACTATCCAGAACAAGATCTGGTAATGGATACAAAGAAAAGGAAACTATTACAGGATCTGCAACTTTTGAGGCTGGAAAAGAATATCTTGTCCAAGTTTTTGGTGCATCAAGTGGAGTTGGGGATCCAAGAGTCAAGAATAATAGTATTCAATTCTTGGATACTGGTGGATCTGATACAAATGGTGAACTGTTTATTAAAAAAATAAAAAACCAGCAAAAAGGATCTGTAAAAGGGATCAATCCAATGGCATTAGCAATCAACATTGCTCTTGCTGAATCTGAACAAAATAGAGTATCTGCAAGGTCTTTTAATGAAAACCCTATGGGTGCTGCTTTTACCATTGATGCACCACTGCCACCCATCCCACAAGAACCTACTCTTCAGTCTGAGGGTAGATGTCCTAACAATCCTATTTGGACAACAAGATTTCCAGCTGCTACTGAAAAATGGTGGCCAGTAACACACATATATGAAGACGGAACACAATCTTGGTCTAAGTTTATGAATAGGTTTGCAATCTCACCTATCCCTCCTTTGGCAACTCCCAATACTGATGGTGGTGGAATTATCTATTCAAATACTTGGAATTTTGAAGCACCTTATAGAGGATTTTATGCCCTTAAAGGAGCTGTTGATAATGGGGGTAGAATCCTTGTTGATGGTAACGTAATTTTACAGGGAGGTTATTTTACTGGTGCTAAGTTTTCGGGTGATGTGACAAGTTTATCTGGATTTAGAACAACTTCTCCACCGTTGAAAAAATTCTTTTTGGAAGAGGGTTCTCATACTATAACGGTTGAAGTTGAAAACAAAGATACTGCAAAGAGAAACAAAATTGATAAAAAAGTTTTTAACACACAGGATTGGATTACTACACCACCACCACCCCAACCAGTAGTCACAGAGACAACTACAGAAACTCAAACAGAAGAATGGGTTCGTGTAGATGACGCTTTTGTTCCTCCCACATCTGGCACTGGTCGTAGTTCTGGAACAGTAACAATACCAGATGATGCATCATTCCACAAATACAGTGAAGGAACTTACTATAAGGGAAAACAAATTAGAAGTGGTGGGGATTGGAATGATACGGATCCATATACAAATTATATTGAATGGGATTCAAATACAAGATTAACTTTAGGATCTTATCATCCTGAGTCAAGTCAAAGGTTTGGTATAGCAGTTTGGCAAAAAGAAACCACTACTAATCAAACTACGACCACTCAAATTACTAATCCAACAGTATCATCAACTAATATTACAAAAAATGGAATAACTTATAGTGGACCAGAATTATTCCAAATAAATTCTCCAACGACTGCAGCAAACTGGTCAAGTTTTATGCAGAAAAACTCAATTTCTCCCTTTGTTCCTCCAATTGATGAGGACAATCCAGCAATTGCGAGTGCATCGTTTACTTTCACTTGGAGTAATGTCAATTTCTTTGAAAATGGTAGATACAAAGTGCTTTTCCAAGCAGATAATATAGGTGAACTTTATATTGATGGACAATTGATAAAAGAATCAAGATCTTTTAGAGGAGATCCTCAAGTTTCATATGCAGAGATTTCTGCTGGAAACCGTGAAGTTAAAGTGGTTTGTACAAATGGAGCACAATCTACGAACGTGTTGAATGGGAACAATCCAATAGGATTTGCCTTAAAAATCGCAAAAGAAGTTACTGTTTTTGGAGATTCATTTTCTTGGAAGACTAATCCAGTTGGAATATCTGCAATCATGATTCCTCCACCTTGTCCAAAAGAGATCAAAGGTAAAGGTGTTGTTGTTGACTGTGAAATCTTAGATCCTGGAAATTCATATCCACAACCAGCAGGAACAGGATATCCAGTAACTCTTGTTCTTGATGCAATTGTACCTGATGCAAAAGGAATTAACTATAGTCCAGAAGATAGAGTCCTTGTGAATGGAACCCCTCTTGTTCCTGTCTTAGGTCCTTTTGGAACTGTTGAGAGTGTCATTGTCCCAGATAATCTTTACGGATTTACTGAGTATCCAAATATTACAATGCCATCAAGAACAGGTGTTGGATTTAGAGGTAGACCTATGTTTACTCCTGTGATTGTTCCTGAAGATGTTCTTCCTGATCAAGACATTCTTCAGGTTACTGATTTGGTTGGTCTTAAACAAACTGGATATGTTAATGGTAAACCATATTATGGATCTGTCTTCTCAAAAGATGGTCAACTCTATGCTGGAGTTTACGAAACAGTTGGAAAACTCATTCCAGTTTATGCAACTCTTCAGGAGAGCATCGATGGTGAAGTTACCACAAGACCTTCTGCAATCCTTAGACAGGGTACGGATGTTACCAATAATGATCCACGTCTCAACCTTCCTGGTACACCCAATAATCTCATTTGATATGTTAAATAGTTCATACCTAAAATCTTAGAGATGGCAACCGCAAGAAATACTGATGTTGATAGGTCAGGTAAGGGCAGTAATTTAAAAAAGAATTATACTGCTACCAGTTATGGAAATGATCATGGGTCGATTTGTTTTGGGCAGATTCATAAACCTGCTGATGTAACATCCTCAGTGATGTTGCAGACCAAAGATGGTGAGCACTTTATGTCTATGGATGGGGATGGGCAGAGGAAAGGGTGGACTACCTTCATGGGACCTGGTAACTTTCAAGTTGAGGCTGGAAGTGCCAATGAGGAATCGCAGGATACTGTAATGATTGTTGCCAAGAATGGCAATATTGACATTGTTGCCAGAAATGGTAAAATAAGATTACAAGCAACGGACATTGAATTAACTGCTACTGGTGGTACAACTGACAAAGGTAATATAAAAATGGTTGCCACTGAAACTATCAGTGGAGAAGCAAAAAAAATATTACTCAACTCAAAAAGCCTTAGCAAACTTGTGTCTTCTGGTGTTACTGAGGTGGTTGGTAATAGTTGTCTTAAAATTTATGGATCGATAGTTAGTGGAGTGACTGATGCATGTGCAATTAAAGATTCTAAGGTTGGTGGTCAAAGATATCAGCAAGAACAAAATCAAACATAAGGAGTAATAAATGTCATTCAATTTAGACGACGCTAATGTTGGTGGGCAATTAAAATGTGGAACTGGTATCTTTCCTGCTATTGGTGAAGGTGCTACCAGAGTAAATGGATCTGCTGGACTTGAAGGTCCAGTTGTAATTGGTAATCCAACCACATATCCTATTCCTTATGCAACTTTGATGGTTGCACCTCAGACAAATAGTGATGCTCCTACACCAATCATTCCTGGTGCTCTTTGTTTTGGTATTAATAACCCATATTCTTTTGCAGTATCAGGTTCTGCTGCCTTTATGGGAAAGGTTGATACCAATGATAACTTACAGGTAGGACAAAATTTAGTAGCACAAGGTCATGTAATCTCTAATTGCGGAGGACATATTCTTGCTGCAAAGAAGAACTTTGATATTCCTCACCCAACCAAAGAAGGTTGGAGATTGAGGCATACTTGTCCTGAAGGTCCATCAAATGATGTATATGTTCGTGGGAGAGTTACGAACAAGAATGAGATTCTTCTTCCTACATATTGGAAAAAGTTAGTTGACTGGACAACAATCACAGTTAATCTTACTCCTATTGGAGCACATCAGGATGTGATTGTAAAAAGAATTGATGAGGAGAAAGTTTATCTCCAAGCACAAGGTGGAATGCCCATCAACTGCTTTTATCATATATACGGAACAAGAGCTGATGGAGAAAGGCTCATCCCAGAATATGAAGGTGAGACTCCAGCAGATTATCCAGGAAATAATGATGAGTATTCTGTTTCTGGATATCACTACGATAAGAGAGGTTAATTATGGCAGATGAATTTGTACAAAGGGATATACCTCCCGGTAAAGATTGTAATGATTATCCAACTTGGGGATCGGGTTCTCCAAGATATGATTATATTTTTAAAGGACAAGCTGATGAAGGAAGTTATCCAGAGGATGCATGTCCACCATGGTATCATGCAACAGCACAGATTGATGGACTTAAAATAAATTCTCCTGGTATTACAGGAACTGGAAATATTAACATATCTGGATCAGTAACAGCATCTCAGGTCACTGCGTCTGGTATTACTCTGACCACTAGAAAACCATTCGATATTCCTCATCCAACTAAAGAAGGATATCGTCTTCGTCATGTTTGCTTAGAAGGACCAGAGTCTGGTGTTTATTTTAGAGGTAGATTGACAGATTCAAATACTATTCAACTACCAGAGTATTGGAAAGGTCTTGTTGATGCTGAAACTATCACAGTTTCTTTGACTCAGATCGGATCATCTCAGGATTTGATTGTTGATTCTATTCAATGGGGTTCTCAAATCAAAATTAGATCTGGTAGTGCATCAAAGATTGACTGCTACTATTTGGTTCATGCTGAAAGAAAGGATGGTGAGAAACTCATCGTAGAATATGAAGGAACTTCCATCAATGATTATCCAGGAGATAACGCAATTTATAGTATCAATAAGTAGGAGATAAAAAAATGGCACAGTATTATTACGTTATCGATACGGGAATCACCTCCACCAGAAACGGTGTGAGCGTTGCTGTTGGACAAACGACTTATGATCTTCTCCTTCAAGAGAAATATAATCATGGTGTTGTCCCAGTTTCCGCTGAAGTCGGACTTTGGCATATCGAAGATGGTATAAACCACTTACCAGATTATTCTGCAGTTGGTATTACGACGAACAGAGCAGTAGAAGTCAATAATAGTTTGCAAGTTGTTGATAACTTATCTGTTACTGGTTTCACAACATCATCAAGTTATATTGTTGGAGGAGTTCAAGCTGTTTCTAATGCATCACCAACTCAAATTATAGATGCTTCTACGATACAGATGCATCATCACTCTACAACTTTTAATGAACTTATATCCCAAACCTTAGCATTTAAAGTTTCTAATTTGACAAGTGGTAGATATGTCAACATATATGTAAAAAATGCAGGAACCGATCAAGTTACAGTCAGTCTTCAAGCAAGCACTACAACAACTGGACATTCTACCGTAAGATTTGCGAATACAGGATCTCTTGACACAGATTCATTCACTTTGGTGGTCCCTAGTGGGGGCGGACCAACTGGAGCTGCTTCTATTTGGATCGCAAACATGGACGGAAACTTTGTTGCCACACTCTCTTGACACCGTGCCCTGACCGTCCTATAATAAGCAGGTAATCAAACAAACCCCATGCAAGACGAGTACCTGACCCGATGTGTCGTGGATCCCGTGTCCCGTAAGTTCTTTCTTTATTCTAATGAAGGTGAAGAACGTGTCGTAGACTGTGAAACCGTAGAGCAGTTCATGACCGTGTTGGAACTCTGCCGTGATAGACTTGACGAAGATACACTTGCGTACGCTGACCCTCTGTGAGGGAAAATCGACCTTTAGTTCCATTTTTGGGGGGAAAAATTCCCGGCAAAAATTTCACTCTATTACTTTTTTCAAATGCGTCCTGAAACAAGACAATCAATGGAAATGCTGTTTACAGCAAAATGGAATGTTCCCAAAGCAGCAGCAAACTGTGGACTCACTTGGAAAGAAATGAAAATAACATTCAATGAATATTGTCGTTTTCATTCTCCAAGTTATAAACCTGAATAGGTTTTTTATGGGACGGTGGCGGAAGTGGTAGACGCACCAGACTTAAAATCTGTTGGGAGTATTCCCGTGGGGGTTCAAGTCCCCCTCGTCCTATTACCCTAAATATGCTTAGGGTACGGTAATTCTCATGAAATACCGAATAGACACAAAATATTGTTGGTATAATAAAAAGAAACAAGTTGTATTGATGTATTTCATACAAAATGTTCCTTTTACATTTGACGAACTTCCAGACTTTGCTATGCATGATATGGAAATTGTTGAAATGGCAAATAGTTGCAAATCTTGGGAACCTGAAGAGTTGTACAGAACATCTTTTTATCTAATAGATGAATTATGCCACCCTTTGATGTTTGAAGTAGAACTGGAAAATCCAGAACTATTACCTATTGATTAAACTTGTAACTTATATAAAAGGAAGCAGAAAAGTGCGAAGTTCTTTGTGCAAACTGCCATCAAATCCATCATTCAAGCCTCTAAAGCATTGTGGTGATGCAGGTGTTTTGTAAGCACCAGAGCTCAGTTCGATTCTGGGTAGGGGCTCTTATAAGTAAAAAACTATGAAAATTAACTTATGGTATTCTAAAAGTATGGGTCAGTGGAGATGGACTTTGTATACTGAAGAGTATAATAAAGACTATAAAGGAGAGCAGCATTCTGGTTCTCAACCAGATCTTCGTGTTGCAATGAATGATGTTGCCAATACAGTAGAATATATCTTAGAATCAAAACAAAAGTGAGTAAAAATACCCAGTGAAATCAAATTTTTACATAGATAGAGTTAGTAAAGATGACATTAAAGATCTTCTTTATACTCATCATTACTTAAAGGACGAATCTAAAGATTTTAAATCTGGGTACAATTATGGACTTTTCAAACGTACAGAGTGGGAATGTCCTCTTAGGATTGGCAAGTGCCTTGCTGCTTGCATTTTTACTGGGCTCCCTGTTCCAGAAATTGCCAGAGGAGCATTCGGGTTAGAACGCAATCAGCAAGAAGGTTTATTTGAACTTTCAAGACTTTGTGTTGATCCAGAAATTCAGAAAGAAGAATATAACATAACGTCTTGGTTCGTGAGTCGTTGTATCAAGAGGTTCCGTAAAGATGCGGATGTTCGTGCTATTCTTAGCTATGCTGACTCTGCTCACCATAGTGGAATTATATACCGTGCTTGTAATTTCAAGTATTATGGGTTGACAGATTCTAAAAAGGATTTTTACTACTCTGATGGCACCAAACATTCACGGGGAAGTGTCAAGGGTGCTGAAGGTGAATGGAGAGATAGAACTCGAAAACATAGGTATTTGATGGTTTTTGATAAAAAATTGGAAATCTTGTGGAATCAAGAGAAGTATGGTATAATATAAATTCCTTCCGTGTGAATAGTGGCACAATGTGCATCTTGACCTCCCTCTGGGAGGTTTTTTTATGGATAAATAATCCATAACGGACTATAAGAACTAATAAGATGGGTCTCTCCAGATTAGATAATTTCCTGAAATCAACGCGTGGTACTATTCTTTATGTCGATCCGAATAGTTTAGATGCTACGGATAGTATTGAAAACCAGGGCAATTCACTGACTCGTCCCTTCAAAACGATTCAGCGTGCTTTGATTGAATCCGCAAGGTTTTCATACCAAAGAGGATTGAATAATGATAGATTTGGAAAGACAACCATTCTTCTCTATCCTGGTGACCATGTAGTTGATAACAGACCAGGATTTATACCAGATGGAAGTAATAATTTCCGTTTAAGAAATGGATCTACTACTGATGATCTGCCACCTCTTGACTTGACTTCAGATCTCAGTTTAGACTCTCCAACGAACGAACTTTACAAGTTAAACAGTATTCATGGTGGAGTAATTCTTCCAAGAGGAACTTCAATCGTTGGTCTTGACCTCAGAAAGACCAAGATTCGTCCTAAGTATGTTCCTGACCCAGAAAACAATAATATTGAGAGGTCCGCAATTTTCAGATTGACTGGTGGTTGCTACATTTGGCAATTTAGTCTTTTTGATGCAGATCCAAATGGGGTTGTTTATAAAGATTATACCTCAAATACATTCGTCCCTAACTTCTCACACCACAAACTCACTTGTTTTGAGTATGCTGATGGTGCAAATAATGTAAGCATCAATGATGCATTTATATCCAACTATTCTACTGATAGAACTGATTTGGATATGTACTATGAGAAGGTTGGACTTGTTTATGGACAATCTTCAGGTCGTCCTATTGAACCAGATTATCCATCAACTGGTCTTGATATTCAAACTAAGATTGATGAATATCGTATTGTTGGTTCAACCGGATTGACCGTTGGTATTTCCAGCATCAAAGCAGGTGATGGTGTTACTGCAACTACAACCATTACTGTAACTACAGATTCTGCTGTTGCTGGTCTTGATGTTGATACCCCATTCCGTATTGATGGTATCACTGCAACCGGATATAGTGGAAAATTTGTTGTATCTGAGAAAGTAAGTGATACTCAAATCAAATATACAGTTCAAAATGCTCCTTCAAATGCATTACCAACAGTATCTGGTTCAACTTTAGCACTCTCTTCAGATACCGTAACTTCAGCATCACCATATGTCTTCAATATCTCTTTGAGATCTGTTTATGGTATGAACGGTATTCATGCCGATGGATCAAAGGTAACTGGATTTAAATCTATGGTTGTTGCCCAGTTCACTGGTATTGGATTGCAGAAAGATGATAAGGCATTTGTAAAGTACAATGAGGATTCTCCACCAACTGGAAACTATGATGACAACACAGTTGCTGGAAATGAAAATATTAGCACCAATTCAAAAGCAAGATTTAAACCAGAATATCGTAACTTCCATATCAAAGTTTCAAACAATTCATTCATTCAGGCAGTTTCTGTCTTTGCGATTGGATTTGCTGAGCACTTTGTAACTGAGAATGGTGGTGATATTTCACTGACCAACTCTAACTCCAACTTTGGTGCAAATGCACTGACATCGGTTGGATTTAGAACAGATGCATTCTCTCAGGATAATCAAGGATATATCACTCATATTATTCCTCCAAAAGAAGTTTCTCTCACTGAAACATCTATTGAATTTGAATCCATTGATGTTACCAAAACCGATGTAGTTGCTGGTGTTGGTTCAACAGGAAACCTTTATCTTTATGGACAAACCAACATTGACTCCCCACCAGAAAACGTTCTTGAAGGATATCGAGTCGGTGCAAGAGAAAATGATACTTTAAGAGTGTTTATTTCTCAATCTGGAACTGCAACTGAATATAATGCTCGTATTGTCATGCCAGACAATACAAATAATCCAATTTATAGTGCTGAAAAGGTATCAGACGTTAAGAGAAGTATTGCTGGAATCAATAGTATTGGTACTTATAGTATTAGTGGAACAGCAAATGTTATTAGCTTTACCAGAGCACACAACTTCCTTACTGGTGAATCGGTTCGTGTAATAAGTGACACTGGACAACTTCCAGATGGTTTGTCTCCAAATGTTGTTGCTTTTGCTATCACAACAGGAACTGGTATTGGAAATTCTGATATCAAACTTGCAAAAACTCTTAATGATGCTATTAATGGAACCCCAATTGAAATTAATGAAAGGGGTGGAGCACTCAAAGTTGTAAGTAGAGTATCTGATAAAAATTCTGGAGACATTGGTCACCCAATTCAGTATGACTCTACAAACTCTCAGTGGTATATTAAAGTTGCTCTTGCTGCAACCGAGAACTCAATTTATCCAACAATTGTAAGTCTTGGCACAACAAGTCTTGGTACTGCTACTCCAAGAACCTTTATCAAGAGAAGATCTGACGCAAGATCTGGTATTGATAGAACTTATAGAATGAGATATGTCATTCCTGCAAACTCTGGTGCTGTTGGAAGACCACCAACGGAAGGATTTATTATTCAAGAATCAAATACTTCCATTGCATCAACTGATGGTGAAATTCAAACCTATTTCGGATCGGGTTCTCTCACAAATGTAAACCAACAAAGAAACTTCAGATTTATTTCTGGAGCAAGTTGGGACGGAACTTCAGGAAACATTGATACTGAACTTCCACACAATCTCAAAATCGGAAGCACAGTTGAGATCAACAACATTACAAGTTCCAATAACACAAATGGTATTGGAAACTCAGGTTTCAATGGTCAATTCTCTGTCACTGGAATTTCAAGTGCAAAGCAGTTTAGTGTTGGTCTTGCAACAGATCCTGGAACCTTTACTAGCGATATTGATACGAGAACAACCTCATTACCATACTTCAGACGTAAGAGATATTCTGACACATACTACGTTTACAGACTTTCTGAGGCACAAAAGTATATTACTGGAGAACAGGATGGTATCTATTATATAAGTGTTCTTAACGCATCTAATAGTCCAACTGTTTCTCCGTTCAGTGCTGAGAAGTTCTCTCAATCTGTTAAGGATCTTTTCCCACAAACATCCAGAGACACTGTTGTTTCTGATCCAAAGGCAGCAAAATCTTTTGCAGCATCAAACTTGATTGGATTAGTTGAAACTGATGATCCAAAAAGCAGCATCACAAGAGAAACTCTTGATATGATGAATGATGACAAGAATATTGGTGTGGGAATCACTGATATCTTCTCTGTCACAGGTGCTGCACACACTATTCACACCGAATATGATCACGGACTGAACAGAATCACTCAACTCTCTATTGTTGATGGTGGTGCTGGATATGGATCTGGATCTGCTGGAGATATTTACAATGCTAAACTGATCTCTATCGGATCTTCTACTACAGGTAAACATGCAACTGCAAAACTGACTGTTGATGGAAGTGGTACTATCACTGACGTTAAGGTCATGGATGGTGGTAGTGCATATGGTATTGGCAACACCATGAATGTTGTTGGAGTTACAACAACTGGATCATTCTCACAAGCTGTTGTCCAAGTTACCAACATTTATAACAACATTGGTGATGTTATCAGAGTTGTTGGAGTTAAATCTGATAGTTATCAAGGATATAACCAGCTCTATAGAATTACTGATGTTACCGTTGGATCTGCAACTACGATTACTGTTGCTGCGGCAACCTCACTCAGCAGTGGTGGAATTGTTAATACCACGACAGGTATTGGTGTTACTCTGACTGCTGATGCATACTTATACTTGACTGGTGAAACAATCAGAGTTAATACTTTCACTTATACGGTGGCAGGTGTTGCTACAATTACCACATATAACAATCATGGTCTTGAAGTTGACAAAAAGGTAAGAATCAGTGGTGCAAATCAGAACCAATACAATGGTTCATTTGTCGTCACTAAGATCAATTCACTAACTTCATTTGAAGCAAATCTTGGAGTTGGAACACAAGCACCTACAGCAACTGGAACCATTTATGCTCTTCCTGAAGGATTTACATCAAATGATGGTAACATCACAAATGATGATGAAAACCTTGATGGTAGAATGGTCACAACTTATGCTGGAATCACGACAACAATTTCCAGTTCTATTGCAAATGCGTCTACAGATCAAATCAACATTCAAGATATTGGTAACTTAGACATCAACATTGGTGATTATTTGATGGTTGGTGGTGAACTCATGAGAGTTAAGACAACCACCACTGGATCAAACCCAGTGTATGTTTTCAGAGGTATTCTTGGATCTAAAGCAACTTCTCATACAATCAACTCTGTTATTAGAAAGGTTAAGGTAGATCCAGTTGAACTTAGAAGACACTCTATCATTCGTGCCTCTGGTCATACTTTTGAATATGTTGGATTTGGTCCTGGTAACTATTCTACCGCATTCCCAGATAAGCAAGATCGTGCTATCAGCACTAATGAAGAACTCTTAGCACAATCAACTAAGAGAGAAGGTGGTATTAACTTCTATACTGGAATGAATGACAAGGGTATCTCTTATTCTGGTAATAAGAGGCTCAGTACGATTACTGGTAGAGAAGAGATCTTTGATACTCCAGTTCAAACTGTTGAAGGTGAAGATATTGCAGAACTTCCAAACCTTAATGTTGTCGAACCTATTGAAGGTGTATTCTCAAGATCAATCAAGGTAGAGGGTGGTCCTGATAACAAAGTTGTTTCTAAGTTCAACGGACCAGTTATTGTTAACAACAAGTTAACTGTTAACTCTGCTAAGGGACTTGAAGCAAACAACCTGTTCTTACAAGGTGATGCAACTGTCTCAAGAAAATATACTGTTGGTATTGCAACTCCTGCTCTCGCAGGCAACCCCGGTGATGTTGTTTATAATGCAAACCCAAGTCAAGGTGGATATGTTGGTTGGGTTTATACAGTAGAAAATGGTTGGAGACGTTTCGGTACTGTCAGTATTGCAACAACCACTGCTGATGCTCTCTTTGATTCTGTAGGTATTGCAACAACAACCGCATCTAACTGCAAGTTGAAGGTTGGATCAGGAACCAGTGAGTTCTGTGTTGATGGTGATGGAGTTGGTATCGGAACTACTGCAAATGGATTTAAACTTCATGTTGTTGGTGAATCTAAGTTTAGTGGTTCTATTGTTGCAACTGCATTTACTGGAGATGGTTCTGGATTAACTAACCTTGCTAATGATAGTAGATGGGATGCAGTCGATCCAGGCATTGGAACTGGTATCTATCCAGTTGCTGTTCTTAATGTTGGTATCGGAACAACAAGACCACTTTCAAATGTTGATTTGACAGTTGGTGCTGTTGGTTCTTCCGGAACCACAATGCACGTCTACTCGCAGGCAAAGTTTGCTGGTATTGCTACCGTAAATGATCTGACTGTTGCTGGATTTAGCACGATTGTTGGTAACTACAACATTCAAAACTCTTCTGGTCAAATCACCGCAGGTGTTGTTACTTCAACAACATTGAAGGTTGGTGTTGCTGGAACAATCATTACAACAAATGTTGGATTTGGTTCAGTTGGTATTGGTTCAACAATTCCTACTGCAAGACTTGATGTTCAAGGTCACACGAAACTCAAGACCTACTCTGAGAATGTTGCATATCTGACAGCAGTTGCAAATGAAGTTACTGTTGATCTTTCTTCTGCACAATCCTTTATCTGTACCGCAACAGGTGCTATCAATGCATTTATTCTCACCAATCCACCTGAAGGATCCACTTCATTTACATTAAGAATTGATCAGGATTCAACTGGTGGTCACTCTGTCGGTATAGATACATTTAAGAACAGTGGTGGAACATCCATCCCAGTTTATTGGCCAGGTGGAGGAGTCCTACCAGGAGTCACCACAACGGCAAGTAGATCGGATATCTACTCATTCAAGACATTTGATGGAAAGAACGTCACATCCGCTGGTCTGTATGGTGTCGTAGGAGGTCAGAACTTCGCATAATGGAGAATATCAACTTTAGAGGGATTCCAACTTCCCTATTTCTCAACGGACCAAAACTGGGGATCGTCACTGATCCCCAGAGTTTATCTAATGTTATTGGGGTTGCAACATTTACAGGTATTGCAACAGCAACTTTTGATGATGCAAATTTTTCTTTGGATGGTGGTTCTATTGCATTTAAATGGTACTATAATGGATCTCAGATTTTAGATACTTCTGAGGACAGTAATAGTAATGCATCAATCGTAGGGTTTAGTTCTGCAACTGGAACTGGATCTACAATTACCATCAATGGTTTAAAAGCAGGTGATACTGGCAAAGAAGTTTATTTTACCGCAGATTATATTCCTTCAGCATATTCTCAACCAGCAGGATCTGCAGTTACGGCAGGAACAGCAAGATCGACCGGCAATGCATATAATGAACCTATTCAATCTGGTATTGCAACAATAACATTAAGTCCAACCATTGAAATTACAAAACAACCAACAGACGTAACAATTGGAGAAACTTTTGAAGCAAGTTTTTCTGTTGCCGCACAAAAAACTCCAGGTGGTGGTGCAGTATCTTCTTATCAGTGGCAACTTGATGGTAATGATTTGTCCGATGGAACATCTACCACAACGATTACTGATTTAACAACTGGTCAGATACAAGTAACTGATAATCTGGGTGGATCTGCAACTATTGATTTTAGTCAAGTATCTTCTTATGATAATTTTGTAACGTATAGAACATATACTCTTGTTGCAAACGCAGACATAACGACAAAGATTTTTGCCACTGGTGCAGGTGGTGGTGCGTCAGACAGTAGATCTGTTGCGGGTGGAAATGGTGGAGAAGTAAATGGGGAATTTACTTTTGTAAAAGATCAAGTATACAAGTTAATCATTGGTGAGGGGGGAGATCCTGGAACTATTTCTAGACAATCATTTACTCAAGGTGGGCAACATAGTGGTGGTTATGGTGGAGGTGGAAATGGTGGTGGATATACTGGACTGTTCTTGGGACCAACCGTCACTCACAGTCAGGCTATCTTAATTGCTGGTGCTGGTGGAGGTGGTTCTAACGACCCTGCTAGAGGTGGTGATGGTGGCGGACTTACTGGAGGAAATGCTGGAAATGCTCCTTCCAGAGGAGGAGAAGGTGGAACACAATCTGCAGGAGGTGCAGGTGGGGGTAGTGCATCACCTGGAAGAGCACTTGGTGGTGGACCAGGTTCAGCAGGTGGCGGAGGAGGATATTATGGGGGTGGTGGTGGACAACCATATCCTAGTTGTTGTGCTGATGGAGCAGGTGGAGGTGGATCTTCATATTTCAATCCAGCATTAATCACTAATGGTTCTACGACTGCAGGTGCTGGTGGTGCTGGTGGTAATAATAGAGACGGAAGAACTGTAATAAGAACAGCATATAACGGAAGACCAGAAGCTGGAGCACCAACTTATGAAAGTGTTGGTGGAGATGGTTCATTTAGAATTGAACTTTCTTCCATTAAGAAAACAGTTACAACAACCGTATCTGGAGCTACAACTCCAAATTTGAAGATTACTTCGGATGGTACTGGATCTGGAGTTATTCGTTGTAAAGTTACTGCCACTGATGTTCAAGTATCTCCTGTTTACTCTAAAAGTGTAAGTTATTATGTTATTGCAAAAAGAAATCTTATTAAGATTGAACAATATGATTATGCAAATGCAACAGCAACATTATCTGAAAATAATTTGAGTGATGGTGGATTGTCCATAGATTATTCTACTCATCCGGGTAATGCAGTATGTTTATATGCTGCTGAACAAGATGTTGAGGTTGAAATTGACATGTATGGTGGAAAGGGTATTGGATTTGATGAACCAGGTGGAACAGGAGAAGATTATACACAATATAATGGATATGAAGGTGGAGAAGGTGGATATTCCAAAATTAATTTCACCATGAAAAAAAATGAAGAATATATCCTTACGGGGCTTTATAGTTCTGTAAACACACCATTCCTTTATAGAAAAGGAACTTTGATTGCATGTGTTGGTGAAGGTGGATGGGGAGGACATTATGGTAGAGGTGGATTTGGTGGTGGAATAAGAACATCTGGAGAAAATGGACCTAGTGGTGGTGGATTGGGTGGAGTTCGTTATCTTGATGGACAACTTCCTTCGGCAAACGGTACTTTTGGATCAAGAAGTTCTTTGAATGCAGTTACTCCAGATACTAATGCAACTGGAAATAACGCAGGTAAAACAATTCCATGTCCAAGAGGTGATTATTGGAGAAATCAAGGGAAAGCACCTTGCGATGACTTAGGAACTATCAAGTTTAGGACTCCTGATGGTACTGAAATATCAAATACCGCATCTATATCAAGAGGTTACAAATCTGGATATAATATTATTCAGACCGGTGGAACCAGAGGCACCAGTGATGGTGGAAATGGTGGGAATGGTGCAACAGGTGGTGAAGGTGATACTTCACAAGGTGGAGGAGGAGGATCAGGTTATACTGATGGTTCTGTGACTGTTACGACCACTCAACTTGGTGGAAGCACTGGACCAGCAAGAATCAATATTAAACTATTCACTAACAATTACTACATTGATTCTGACGGAAGAATTCTTATTATGTCATGGTCACCTCTTCAACCTTCAGGTGCAATTCCATATAGAGCATTACAAAAGACCACAGGTATAGTAAATCCAACTGATTTTGGTAACTGCATTGATGATGCAAGATGGCAAAGATTCCTTGATTTGGCAAGAGACGGCACTCAAAATTACAGGTTAACAGCCACTGGTTGGAACAATCCACAATATCTTACAAATGCAACTGATTTTAATATTCATAAAATGTTGAATGCTAATGTTGTTCAACTAAGAGATAGTCTTACTGCTTACGTTCAAGAATCAGCAAACTCTAATAGATATTCTCTTGCTTGGGATGAAGATAGTGGATCTTCCGCATCTGGTGGTGACTACTCATTGCTGTGGCACGTTCATGCAACTTATACTGGTGACCCTAATTATGGATTCGGATATTATGGACATTCCCAAAATTCATTCTTCACAGAAACGAAATATTACATAAAGTCTGCTAACTGGTGGATTCTTCCTCCAGGAGTTCCAGACTTTCCGAAGCCATAAATAATAGAAAATAAGCACGGGGGAGAGTGAACCCGAATGGCAGTCAATAAGAATTTTGTTGTCAAAAATGGTTTAGAAGTAGCAACAGATGTAATTCTGGCAAATGCTTCTACCAAAAATGTCGGTATTGGTTCTACTCAACCAACTTTCACCTTAGATGTCAGAGGTGGAATCGGTGCTACTGATTTAAAGGTTTCTGGATTTACTACCTTTGCACAAGATTTGCAGGTAGGAACATCTGGAAGCATTTTTTATGTTAGTGATGCAAACAATAGTGTAGGTGTTGGAACATCAGTTCCAAGTGCCGAATATACATTAGAAGTGCGGTCACCAGTTTCTACTGGACAGACTGCACTTTATGTTTATGGTGACATGCGTGTCACTGGTGATCTTAATCTTGATGACATCAATTTAGATGATGCAACCATCAATGATCTCACTGTTACAGATACACTTAGTGTAACTGGTTTATCTACATTTACTGCAGCAGCAGATTTTAACGGTGATGTTGATATTGATGGTCACACAGAACTTGATAATGTAAACATAAGTGGATTTGCTACTGTTGCAACATTATATGCAGCAGCAGGTATTGTTACAGTCACTTCAGTTGAAACTGCAAACATTAATGTAAGTGTTGCAGCAACAACTAAAGATCTTTTAGTCACGGGAATCGCAACTATTGCTGATGCCCGTATTGCTGCAGGTATCTTAACTGCAACGCAGGTTGATATTACTGATCTGAATGTCAGTGGTGTTACGACATCAACTGACATTGAAATCTATACACAGTTTGATGTTAACAGCACTCCTGCTCCGAGTGCCTATGAATTTGCTGCAACTGGAATTGGATTTACTCAAGCAACGAATAATCCCACTCTTTATCTGACAAGAGGAAAGAATTATCGTTTCTCAGTTAATGCATCTGGTCACCCATTCTACATTAAGACAGTCAATTCGACTGGAACTGGTAATGCATATGATGATGGTGTAGATAATAATGGTGCTGCAGTAGGAATCATTACTTTTAAGGTTCCATATAATGCACCAGACATCTTACACTACAACTGCTCCATTCACTCTGGAATGCACGGAGAAATTCGTGTTGGTGCTTCAGGTGGTGGTGTCGGTGTTGGTTCTGAAGGAACTTTCATCGGTGCTGGTGCAACAATGATTGACTTTAAGACATCAACAGGAACTAACATTCAAACTGTTGATTTGAATGCAGGTATTGCAACCGTCACTATTCAACCAGGTGTTTCACTTGGACTCGCAATCGCTCTTGGCGGTTAATTCAATAAATACTCTTAACACATAAAGAAAGATGGCAGAAGCTTTTTCAAATTCGGTAACAAGAGCTGCGGGAATTGTAACAACATACTCTGGTAGCACGGTGGCAGCAGGAAGCACTGTTATTACAGTGACTGCTAATACGGGTATTGGTGTTTCGGATCTGATTGATAATCAAAACTTTATTGCCGGAACAAGAGTTGCTCAGATTGATGGAACAACGATATATGCTGATAGGAACTCTACAAACACAGCAAGTGCAACAAGTCAAACCATAAGATTTCTTGGTCCGACGACTGCATATACTTCTCCTGCAGCAACTAAGAGTATTATTATTGGTGGAACTTTTGCCAATAACACACAAAACTCCGTCAATTTAACTGTTGAAGTCCTTGATAGTAGTGTAGGAGTTACTTCAACTGGTGCAGTTGCGATTGCAAGTAAGATCCCTATTCCTGCAGGAAGTTCTTTTGTCATCTCAGATACTGGTAAAACTCTGTTGGAAAGTGGAGACGAACTGAGAGTTTATTGTGATAGTCAATCTGCAGTCGATGTCAGCCTGAGTATTCTGACAGGAGTTAACTGATGCCAGATAGAAACGGTTATATTGGAAGAGCACCAAGTGACTCATCAGTCACAGTTGCAAGACAAACTTTCTCACCTACTGGAGTCACAACTGACTTCACTTTCCAATCTGGATATGTACCCGGATACTTTGATCTCTTCATCAATGGTGTAAAGATGATCGAGGGAAGTGATTATACTTCCACAGACGGATCAACTTTCTCAGTATTAAATGGTGGAGCAACTAATGGTGATGTTCTTGAAGGTGTTGCATATAAGGCATTTAATGCAGCAACTGCAACCGTTGGAATCTATTCTGGTGGATCACCAATCTCCACACAGGCAAACATTTTAAACTTTGTAGGAACAGGAAATACTTTTGCACTCAGAGGTAGCACTGTAGATATTAGCATCTCTGGTAGTGCTGGTGCTGGTGGAACTTGGAGCACTTATGATAGTGAAACTGGTATTACAACTACCAAGAAAGTTAAAATCCAAAATGATTTAGAAATCACTGGTGTTACCACATCAACAGGTGGATTTGTTGGTAACGTAACTGGAACGGCTACTGGATTATCTGGCACACCTGATATTACAATTCAGAATCTCACTGGTGTTGCTGCAACATTCACTGGTGTTTTGACATATGAAGACGTAACTAATATTGATTCAATTGGTATTATAACAGCAAGATCTGGTATAGAAGTTCTTGGTGCTGGAATCACAGTTACAGGAATCTCTACATTCTACACTGAGGTAAATGTAGGAACAGCAATTACATTAGATGCTACTAGTGGTATTGTCTCTGCTACTGCATTTTATGGTGATGGTTCAAACTTAGATAATATTGTATCTGGAGTAACTTTAGAGCAAGCAGGAAGTTCTGTTGGTTCTGCAATTACTACGATTAACTTCTCAAGTGGAGCCACACTTACTACTGCATCATCTGGATTCTCTACAATTACAATTGCTGCTGGTATTCAAACAGAAGCATCATCAGGTGGTGCAATTACTCTTGATCTAAGTTCTGCACAAGATCATAAAGTAACAGCAACGGGTATTACAACCATCACAGTATCGGGTGGAACGGAAGGGGAATCTCATACAGTTAGAATCATTAATTCTGGTATCGCAACAGTTGGTTTCAGCACATTCTTCTTGTTCCCATCAGGTTCAACACCAAGTCTTCCAACAGCAGACGGAACGATTAACTTGATTTCATTTACAGTTAATCGAGTTGGAGCAGCAGGAACACAACTGCTTGCTGGTGCTTCTGTAAACTTTAGTTGAGGGGGTAGATAAATGGCAGTAATTATTCCTCAGGTAATTACAGAGGATAGAGCATCTGGTGCTCAGGTTATTGATGGTAGTGTTGGTATAAGTTCATTTAGCAACAGTCATTTAAAAAGAGATCCAGGATCTGCCGGTAATAGGAAAACTTTTAGTTTTTCTGGTTGGGTAAAAAAATATAATCCAACTCTGCCAGGTACTGCAGATGATCAAGTTATAATTGAAGCAAGAACATCATCACCATCAGCTGATGGTGATATTTTTGGAGTTAGAATAGAAGATGATGGAAGAATATCTGTTTATGATTATGGTAACTTTTATGTGAGATCTGGTGCTGGAAGAATGAGAGATACTACTGGGTGGTATCATGTATTTTTTTCAGTGGATACCACGGTTGCAAGTAATAATGTCAAATTATATGTTAATAATATTTTAGTCGGGCAGGGTACTCATGCTCAAAATACAGATACTAGATTTAACAGCACTGATACTCACCGTATAGGTGCTCGTGCAGATGGAACAGACAATTACTGGTTAAATGCAGCATTGACAAATTTCTATGTGATTGATGGACAAGCACTTGAACCAACAGACTTTGGATATACTGATCCACTCACAAATACTTGGAGACCTAAAAAGTTTCAAACAACAACAAGACCCAATAATGGAACAACTTGGAGTAGTAGTTTAACGGCAACAGATTCAATAGCTAATGCTTCAAATGCTTTTAATAATAGCATTACTTCATATGCTGATAGAGCAAGTGGTTCAAGTGATCCAAATGACTATACATTTACTCCACAATCAACAATAAAAGCATATTCTTCTGTTAGAATGTATGCATATGCTGCAAGTGGACATTCTAACAATCATTTTAAAATTACATATAATGGAGGAACAACATTAACAAAAACTGCTTCTGATTTGGGATTAGGAACTCCAGGTGCTCTTGCTTGGTTTGATTTGACTTCATATCTTACATTCCCAATTGATATTAGCTCCTTTGAATATAGATCTATCAGTGGTGGTGGTCAACTTGCTGCTTTTGAAATTGATGGTGTTTTGCTTGTAGATGGACTTAATGACTCAAAAGGATTTGGCACAAACGGATTCCACCTCCCAATGGATGGTTCTGCACCCATCGGAGAAGATAAGTCTGGTAGAGGAAACAACTGGACACCAGTAAACTTTGGTGGTTCTATGGAACTTCCAAAAGCAACAGGAGCACTACCAATCCTGAATACTGATGGTGGTGGTAAGGTTGCAAGAGTTGGTGTAAGAACTGATTCAAATGCTTCTAGTTTGGTATTAGCATTACCTCTTGTTGGTAGTAGTGCTGATGTAAGTAATCAGATTAATAGTGGAAGCTCTACAAAGACAGTTACTGTAACTAATGCTGTTGCATCAAGTGCTCAAAGCAACTTCTATGGTGGAAGTTGGTATTTTGATGGAACTGGTGATTATTTGACTGTTACCAACAATGCTGATTTTAATTTTGGAAGTGACGATTTTACTATTGAATTTTGGTCATATGCTACAGATGTTGGAACATTTATATCTTGGGGGCAGGATGTTAGCAATAGAGTAGATATTGGACCCAGAGCTTCTTTTGGTTCTGGAGGATATCGTGTCCTTGTTGCTCTTACAGGAGAATCAATAATTACCCCAAGCACCGACTCATATTCTAGTAATAAATGGGTTCATAATGCTATTGTAAGGTATGGAAATACGATTTATATTTACCTAGATGGAGTAATGAGTGGTTCTGGTAGTTGGACAGCAGCAATGCCAACAGCATCAGCTACTGGGATTAAAATAGGAGGAAGAGAATTTGGAACAGGGTTATTTGATCCTATGGATGGATATATTCAAGACCTTCGCATCTACAAAGGAGTAGCAAAATACACCAGTAACTTCATACCAGCATCAACAAACCCAGATATTCTTCCAGACACTCCATCAGGTGTGAGTGGTGGTTCTAAACTTGCCAAGATTACTGATGGTGCTGTGAGTTTTGATGGTACTGGTGATTATTTAAGTCTTGCTGATAGTGATGATTGGAACTTTGGTAGTGGTGATTGGACTATTGAATTTTATGGAAATACCAAAGCAACTACAAATGGTGAGTTAACGACAGTAGTTACTCAATCATTATATGGTGCTTCATCCGATACATCTTTCTATGTTGGTATGGGTAGTTATGTTTCCTGTTGGTTATCAAGTGGAACTAATTATCAAGTTCAATTAAATACATCCGGTGTTGTTGTCAATGACGGCAATTGGCATCATATTGCTTGTGTTAGAAATGGAACTAATATAATTATTTTTGTTGATGGCAAAAATGTTGCAAATACAACAGTATCTGCTGAATATACTCTTGGAAATTCAACGCAACTTTTAGGTATTGGTTCTCAAAACAATAATTATTTCTTTCCTGGTTTCATCAGCAACCTCCGTATCATCAAAGGAACCGCACTCTACACATCAGACTTCACACCCCCATCAGCACCATTAACTGATGTAACCAACACTAAACTTCTGTGTTGTCAGTCTAATACTTCTGCAACTGCATTTGATGTTGTTCCCACAAGTGGTATTAATGACGGAACTTTTTGGAGTAGTAGTTCAACATTAACTGATGCTACAAAAGCTTTTGATGGAAATCTAACACCAGGAAATTATGCAACCATTGATACAACTACTAGAATATTAACAACACAAACTATTACAGTTAATACTTCATTAGAAATTTTTACAAATAATTTTGAATTACAAACTATCACACTTAACATAAACGGACAAAATTATAATAATACAAATGCAGCAGATCCTGGTGGTGTTAATGGTATATGGACAACAGTTCCTTTTACTGGAACAATGAGTGGAAATACTACAATAGTAAGAAGTGCCGGATCTGCTGCTTTGTGGGGAGTTAGAGTTGATGGAACGGTTCTTACTGATCCAGTTACAGCAAACGGAAACGCAGCAGCAACCAACTTCAACCCATTCACAACTGATATCAATGCAGTAAGAGGACAAGAGAGTGGTTATGCTACTTTGAATCCTCTTGATGGTTCATTCACACTTTCAGAAGGTAATCTCAAAGGAGTTTCAAGTGGTGCTTATGGATGTCAGTTTTCTACTATGGGTGTCACAAGTGGTAAATGGTATGCAGAAACCACTGTACTTGGAACTGGTAGTGCAAACGCATGTGGAATAGCTAGATTTGATCATGCTGACACCTATCCAGGTAATGGAGCATCTAACTTTGCTTATGCATATCTAAATGATGGTAGAAAAGTAACAGTCGGAGATTCAAGAACTTCTTATGGTGCTACATGGCAAACTGTTGGAGACACTATTGGAATAGCATTTGATGCAGATAATGGAACGGTTAGATTTTATAAAAATGGGGCAGATCAGGGAATAGCATTTTCAACTATTGATACTAGTAATGGCCTACACTATATTGTTCAATTTGATGATAGTAACGGATCAAATTCCGAACAAATATGGAATTTCGGTCAAAAACCCTTTAAGTTCCCACCACCAGAAGGTTTCCAACCATTAAATGCTGCTAATGCACGTCCTTCTACTGTGATTGCTCGTCCTGATCAGTATGTTGGTATTGTGACTTATACTGGTAATGGAAGTACACAGAGTATTGATATCGGATTTAAACCAGATTTGGTGTGGATTAAATGCCGTAGCACTAATTTACAAGATCACACTCTTGTGGATACAGTCCGTGGTGCTTCCTATAGGATCAGATCAAATCAGACAGGTGAGGAGGTTCTGGAGTCTGGATTTAATGTAACTTCGTTTAATTCATCTGGATTCACTGTTGTTGATAACACTGCCGGTGGCTACAATGTCAATGGCCCTATTGGTGGCGCTTATTCTGGCGATGCTCAATATGTTGCCTGGGCTTGGAAAGCAGGTGGAAACTCAAACACCTTCAATATTGATGATGTAGGTTATGATACTGCTTCTGCTGCTGGATTAACTGCTGGAACTAAAACTATATCTGCTATTTCTGCAAATACAAAATCTGGTTTTTCTATCATTAAATGGAATGCAGGTGCTTCACCAGCAGGTTCATATCCACACGGACTTGGAAAAGCACCAGCATTTATAATTGCTAAACCACTTACTACATTCCAATGGGATGTATATCACCAATCTCTTGGAAAAGATGCTTATTTGGTTTTAAATACAACTGCTGGTCAAGTTACAGGTGCTACTACTGTTTGGAACTCAACGTCTCCTGATGCAAATACTTTTTCCATAGGTTCTGCTTGGGCAAATCTTGGTGACGTGATCGTTTATGCTTGGGCAGAAATCCCCGGATTCAGTAAATTTGGTGTATGTAAAGGTTCATTAGCAACTGCACAACCAGATTTCAACTTTTTGGGATTTAAACCTGCATTCATTATGGTGAAGAGATCTGATAGTACAGGAAACTGGACAATATGGGATTCTACCAGAAATACATATAATCCTTCACAAAAACAATTGTTCCCAAATAGCAATGCCCAAGAGGGAGATTTATCTGCCGATGCAATTGATATTGTAAGTAATGGATTTGTTATAAGAAGCTCAAGTTCATTCACTCAAACAGGTTCTCAAAATTACATCTACGCAGCATTCGCAGAAGCACCAACATTCAACCTCTACGGAGCACAGTCCAATGCCCGATAAATACTAATACCTGATTTGACCGCAATCTATCAGGAGGAGGGTGAAAATCCCTCCTTTTTAATATAAATACATATGCGGTCAAATTAGAGTAGAATGAATTATCTAAAGATTTACTGTAATCTTATAAGGAAAGCAGAGAATAGAAATTGCCCTGAGGGTTATATAGAAAGGCATCATACATTTCCAAAGAGTATTTTTGGGAATAATAATAGAGTTGTTGCATTAACTGCAAGAGAACATTATATTGCTCATGCATTATTAGAAAAAGTTTATATTAACAGATACGGATTAAATGATAATAGAACCAAAAAGATGACTTATGCTTTTTGGATAATGTGTAACAGAAACAAAATAAAAACTTCTTCAATTTATGAAAATTTAAAAAAAAGGAGATCCAATATTTTAAAAGAATTGAAAGGAGAAAAATCCCCATTATATGGTAGAGAATTTTCAAAGAGTCATAGAGAAAATTTAAGTAAATCTCAAAGAAAAAAGAAGTTAAGTGAAGAACATAAAATAAAAATATCAAAATCTTCAATATTTCAAAAAGGAGAAAAGAACCCAAATTTTGGTAAATCTTTTACTAAAGAAACAAGAAAAAAATTAAGTGATGCTAATAAAGGAAAGGTGATATCAGAGCAAACAAAACAAAAAATTTCAAAATCAACTTCTGGAGAAAAAAATCATTTCTACGGTAAAAAGCATTCGGAAGAAACCAAGAAAAAAATGAAAGATGCTTGGATGAAAAGAAAACTTATAAATAAAGAAAAACGATAGTCAATAATGGCGATTGGAAATCCAATTCAGTTGACAAATAATGTGGCTTCTAAAGTCATATCAATTACTGCAACTGCATCTCAAACACTTTTTAATATTACTGGTGGTTATAGGATAAATGCCATTAGTGTATTTCGTAATGGTGTAAGACTTGTTGATGGACAAGATTTTACAGCAAGAGATGGTTCATCAGTCACATTACTGACTGCAGCAAATCTTAATGACACAATTGAGTTCCAAGTTTTTGATGATTTTAGAGTTGCAAATGCAATTCAACCAGATGTAAGCACTCAAACAATCAGTGGAGAACTGAATGTTACTGGTGGTATTAACATCGGTATTCAGTCAGCAGGAACTAATGTAACGACTGGTGTTATCACTGCACTGAACTTTGTTGGTGCTGGTAACACCTTTGTTTATGATGCAGTAGCAAAAACTGTTGATATCAGCATTTCAGGTGGTGGAGGTGGTGGTGGTCTTGGAACTGCTATTAAGTATGCAGATGGAGCAACTGATTCACCTTTCAGTTACATTGATACTTATGCAGCAGTTGGTGAAAATATGTTGTTAGATACCTCAAGTGCTGGTGTCAATACATCAATTATCGTAAGTGTTACTCCAAACATTGAAATTGCGTCTGGAGTAGCAGTTACTGTTGGAACTGGTAAGACAATGATTATTGATGTCCTTCAAATCGGAGATCTCTGATGTCAAGTTTAAGAGTTACTACTTTAAGAGGTAGATCTGGTAACGAAAGTCCATCATTACCTGATGGTGCTGTTGTTACTGGTGTAACTACATCTACTAGCTTTAGTGGAGATCTAACTGGTAATGTAACTGGTAATGCAACTGGACTTTCTGGAACACCAGATATAACAGTCAATAATGTTGTTGCTGGTGTTGTTACTGCAACTACATTTGTCGGTGTTCCTGCAGGGTTCACTGAACTTGATGCAGCATTATTTAACTAAATAACTCTAAAAGTATATACCAATGGGACTTAAAAGAACTAAATTACTGGGAATTCAGGCAGTAACGGGAATTAATACCGTTGGTATCTTGACGGTTGGAGTTACTCCCACTGCTGGTGGAGTTGGTGTTGCATCAACCACTTATTTGCGTGGTGTGGTGATGCATAATACTGGACTTGCGACTGCAACTTCCTCACTTTATGTGTATCCAAATGGTGTAAGTGATATTTCTGTAGGACAGACGGCATATAGATTAGCAAGAGTTGACCTTGATTCAAACGAAACTTTCTTCTATGAGATGAACTATCCTCTGGTGTTGGTTGATGGAGAAAAGATTGTTGTAGAAGTTACACAACCAGCAGCAGCAGTTGGAGGAGCAGGTATTGGTAGTGCTATCAACTATCAAATCCTTGGCGACACAGATATTTGAGGTGATTAGACATGGGAGCAAGATCTACTGGTAGTCATCCTACAACAACAAAAGCAGACGGACACCTTTTAGAATATTTTAGACAGAACTTTGGTGCTGGTGGTGGTGCAAATTCTGGACCTACTATTGTACCTACTGGTTTAACAGCAACTGGTGGTATCATTAGTGACTACACTGATGGACCTACTGTTTATAGAGCACACATCTTTACTTCATCAGGTACTTTTGATGTAACAGCACCTGGTTCTTTTGGTGATACCGTTGAGTATCTTGTTGTTGCTGGTGGTGGTGGAGGAGGAGGAAGTAGAAGTTACACTTCTGCTGGTGCTGCTGGAGGTGGATCTGGCGGACTAATTTATAATAGTGGTTATTCAGTTTCTTCTCCAGGTTCTTATTCAGTAACTATTGGTGCAGGGGGAGTTGGTGGTAGAATAGCAGCAACTCCAGGAGCTCAGGGAAATGACTCTGTTTTCGGTCCACCAGTTTCTCCAACTCCAATAAATACAGCAACTGCCCTTGGTGGTGGTTATGGCGGAGGTAGAGAATATGGTGGAGCTGGTGGAGGATCTGGTGGAGGTGGTGGTACAGAAGTTCCATATCCTGGAGGATCACCAGAACCAGGTCGTCCTGGTTCTCAACCATCTTCTGGTGGACCAAACTCAACTGGATATGGAAATCCTGGTGGAGATGCATCTCCAAACGGTGGTGCAGGTGGCGGTGGTGCTGGTGGTGCTGGTGGTAATGCTACACAACCAGCTGCAACTGGCACAGGTACAGGTGGTATAGGAAGGCAATATTTATTGGCAGGACCTCCAGCAACTACACAACCAATAGGAACACCAGGTCCAAATCCTGGTGGTGGTTATTTTGCTGGTGGCGGTGGTGGAGGGCAGTCATCTGGGTTTCCAGCGTCTACTGGTGGTGCAGGAGGAGGTGGTAATGGAGGTTCTGGTGTTGGAAATGCTGGAACTTACTCTACTGGTGGTGGGGGAGGAGGTGCTGGCCCATCAACAGAAGGTGGTGGTGCTAATGGTGGTTCCGGAATCGTAGTAGTCCGTTATCAAATTGCACAACTAACAGCAACCGCAAAAGCAACTGGTGGTGCTATTAGTTATGCTAACGGTAAAACTATTCATACTTTCCTTGGTTCAAGTACTTTTACTACAGAACCTAATTGGGTAGACGGCAATGTAACCTACCTTGTAGTTGGTGGTGGTGGAGGAGGAGGTAAAGTAACTCCTACCAATGCACCTTGGTCTACTGCTGGTTCTGGTGGTGGTGGAGGAGGTGTTAAATATGGTACTACTCCCATCACAGGAACTGGAACAGCAGTAACAGTTACCGTGGGTGGTGGTGGAGCAGCTGCTACTGATGGCACCAGCAATGATCCATCTGGTCTAGGAAATCCATCATCATTTGGATCGCCAATCACTGCTGGAGGTGGTGGTAGAGGTGGATCAAGATCGTCACCTCCATATGCTGGATCTGCTGGTCAACCAAATGGTGGTTCTGGTGGTGGTGCTACTTGGGCATCTAATCCTGCTGGCGTAGCTGGACCCAATAATGCTCCTCATCCTGGAGGAATTGATATTACATCTCCAGGAAGTAATGGATTTGGTCATGCAGGACAAGATGTAGGACCACCAGCACCTTATATTGGTGGTGGTGGCGGTGGCGCAGGTGGTGCTGGTGGAGCTGGCGAACCATATACTACTAATGCAAAAGGTGGTGTTGGTGCTAGATATACAATTTCTGCTGGTATTACAGGTGCGTCTGATGATGCGGTCTATTATGCTGGTGGTGGCGGTGGCGGTCTTGGTACAGATGGATCACATACTCCATATGGTTCACCTGATGGAACAGGTGGTGCTGGTGGTGATAATAATCCAAAAACCAATGCCGGAAATGGTATGGTAAATCGTGGTGGAGGTGGTGGCGGTGGTGCTGCTGATGGCACTAGCGCAAGTGGTGGACCATTTTTTGCTGCTGGCAGTGGTGGTTCCGGTATTGTCATCATTGCTTATCCTTCATAAATACCTAAAAACATAAACTCATGTCAAAGTTACAAGTTAATGATATTGTAA